AATGTCCCAAGATGCCTCTATGCTTTCAAGTTCTGCTTTTCCCAAACTTCTGACTGGGTCGTGCATAAAATCTAATGTATTAACCATCCAATCGCCAATAGTTAAGACAACAGATCCAATTATGGATACAAAAACAGGAATAGCAAAAACAATGATAAGAAACACGCCGTAAGTGTATCTTGTGAGCATTAGCAATACACGTTTCATACACAAAGAACGTAACTCTGGTATCATCCAAGCAATACGCAGTTCCTTGATTATGATAGGCATTTTCTGCCATTTGATAAAAGATGACATATCAGTCATATCAGAACCTCGGGAATGTTTTGACGGCGGCGAAAACCAGTGCCGCGCAGATGACAAAAAAGCCGCGCCCATCGAGTTGCCACGCTGTCGGGTTTGCTTCCAAACTCACAAAGGCAAAGGCGGCATACAGAACGACGACGCCAATGATTGCTTCAATCGTGCTGCGCATTTCATACATCCTCTGGAACAGTCAGGCCAAAATCATTGGCAATCTCACTGGCGCGTTCTTGGAAGATTTCAATCGACCATGGTTCTACATGTGGTGCGCTGTCATGGGCAAGCTGAAGCTTGTACATCAGTTCGACGTGCGACCTGAGTTCTTCTGGGATTATATTTTTGTGGTGTTGGTCAATCCATTCAATTGAGGCGTTATCCATATCATCAAAATTATGTGCAGTTTCATCATCAAGCAGGCATCCAACTGCGCAAGCCATACCGTTATCCCCACGATACGCGCAGTTTCCTGTTTTACTCAATGACTGCACTTTCTGCGTTGACATATGGTGCCACACTTTATCAAAAATCTCTTGCGCGGTCATTTGGTTTGATCCTTTCCATGCTGTGCGAGGGCGGCGCGTGCTGTTTGACGACTACCGGCGCAATCCCCTGCATTTACGATATCCAGAAGTGCCTCTTGCATCGCAGCGGCAATCCCCTGCAGCTTGGTGTAGTCGGCATAGGTGACGTATTGGCCATCCTTCACAACATGCGCGCGGGCGGCATCGTCATTGCGGTCGTAGAAGTCGTATCGCTTGACCATATTATCTTTCCCTCCTATGAAAAGAACCTGCCTCATTTCTAAGGCAGGTCCGATGTTGTGTCAAGCGGTTATTCGCATGATCGGATCAATTGTCCAGTCTCTGGGTCAACTTTCAACTCACATGCGCCGCCTTGCGGTTCCGGTTTCACTTCCAAAACACTGCCGGTAACGTCATTAGGGCGATACGTTGTGCACCCCTTGCATCCAAGTTCCCAAGCCTGCATGTATACTTCTTTGAAGTCGTCAAAAGCAATATCCTCAGGGCAGTTGATAGTCTTGCTGATACTGCTATCAATCCACCGTTGTGCCGCAGCCTGCATCCTTACATGGTCAATAGGCATCAGTGTTTGAGCCGTCACAAAACTAGCAGGCAATGCTTTGTCAGGATATGTTCTAGCCCACTTGTCAACAGCGTAATCCCTTACGGTTTCAGTTACCTTTGAACCGTCTTTCTGCATAACCTTGCGATCATATTCTAGCGCGAAAATAGGCTCAATGCCGCTTGATACGTTACCAGCGTAAAGGCTGATCGTTCCAGTTGGTGCAATGCTAGTCAATAGCGCGTTACGAATGCCATGCTTGCGGATTTCATCTCTGATATATTCCGGCATCATTCGCATGTTTTCAGTTGATAGATACTTGTCAACATCAAAAAGAGGAAACGCGCCTTTTTCTTTTGCCAATTGCACAGATGACATATATGCAATCTCTGCAATCCAACTCATGACTTCATCAGTCCATGCAACTGCTTCTTCAGATCCGTATACAATCCCGCCAAGGGCCAAAGCATCTGCCAAGCCAGTAACACCAAGACCAATGCGCCGCTTGGCCTTAGCCTCTGCCTCTTGATCTGGCAATGGGAATCGGCTGGCATCTACTACGTTATCCATCATCCGAACAGCCGTAGCAACGTGATGAAACAGCTTTTCCTTGTCAATGTTGAATGTATCATCAAGCATAGCCGCCAAATTGATAGACCCTAGCAAGCAAGCCCCATAAGGCGGCAACGGTTGCTCCCCGCAAGGATTAGTTGCTGCAATCTTTTCAATGTAATTCAGATTATTGAGTTGATTGATGCGGTCAATAAAGATCACACCAGGCTCTGCATATGCGTATGTTGCTTGCGTGATATGATCCCAAAGGCCACGCGCTGATACGGTTTTGTAAACCTTGCCGCCGAACCGCAGATCAAACTTTGCGTTGTCCTTCACTGCTTGCATAAACTCATCAGTAACCAAAACTGACAAGTTGAACATGCGCAACCGTGACGCATCACGCTTGGCATCAATGAATTTGAAAATGTCAGGATGATCTACCCGCATCGTCGCCATCATTGCGCCACGCCTAACGCCAGCGCTCATAATTGTTCTGCACATTGCGTCCCATACATCCATGAACGTCAATGGTCCTGATGCAGTTGCAGCAACACCCTTAACAGGGGCATCTTGCGGGCGTAGTGTCGAGAAGTCGTAACCAATGCCGCCGCCTGCTTGCATGGTCAAAGCGGCTTCTTTTAGTCCGTCCATAATTCCGGCAAGGCTATCTGGAATAGCCCCCATTACAAAACAGTTAAACAGTGTCACATTTCTTTCAGTGCCAGCGCCAGCATTAATGCGCCCAGCCGGGATAAATCCGAACGATTGCAGAACATCATAGAAAATAGGCTCCCAATACTCTGGGTCTTTTTCAACATCGGCCAACGATTTAGCAACTCGTCGCCAAGTGTCATAAACTGTCAAATCAATAGGCGTTCCGTCTTGATTTTTAAGACGGTATTTCATATCCCAAATCTGCATTGCCATTGGATTATGGAATGGCTCATAATTGCTCATGCTCAATTTCCAGTGCTCCCAAATCCATCTTCGCCGCGATCAGTGTTAGTCAATTCTTCAACCTCTTCAAATTCGATTTTTGGCACTTTCATGATGATCCCTTGTGCAATTCTGTCTCCAATATACGGCCAATCTGCATATCCATCACCATCATATGCCAGTTTAACCTTGACTTCCCCGCGATAGTCGCTGTCAATAATGCCAACCGCGTTGGCAAGGCGCAAAGCGTTTCTAAAACCATGCCCAGAACGCGAATAGATGTAAAGCACATGGCCTTTAGGCACTTCAAACGCTATGCTAGTGCCGTAAATGACGCCGCTTGATGTAATCTCACGACTAACAGCTGTAATGTCAAACGCACCGCTACCATCAGTCGCGTATTTCGGAATGACCGCACTAGGATGCAGTCGCTTGATTTTGATTTTCATGTATACCTCCAAGATTTAGGCGGATTACCTTTGTAACCCGCCTTATCTAGTGTGTCAATGTGTGGATGATCTATCGCATGACAGCCATATACTCAAACGTGCGCACTGGCCCGCCATCAGACATTGCTTCGCTGATTGTCTTTTGCACAAGAATGACGCTTCCCATTTTTTCAAGGTTACTCGCCATGCGCCCAACTGGCTTTAGCCCAATCATGTCATCATAGTTGCCAATGTGATACACAATCCGCGCTCCTTTCGGCTGTTGTGCAATTCCGTCAATGCCCAACACCATGTTTTTCAAAACTCGATCAGGTTGCGGCGATCCTACAATACTGACCTTCATTCCGCACCATCCGACTTGATCGAATCAAAGTCAGGCTTGCCGTCCACAAGATCAATTGTGCCGATCTCTTTGAAGTCAGCCATCAGTGGAACGGTAACGCGCTTTGGTTCAGGTTTGACGCGGTAGGCGATACCGCCACGCCAATATGGGTATATACAAAACACCCACTCACCATTACGCCAAATTTCAAGGCTCTTTTTATCGTTATAAAATGCCAACAACAGTGGGCCTTTTTCCGCGTCTGTCATGTCGCGCCAGAGTTTAGGTGTGTCTGGTGCGCGGGAAATGATGCGGTATTGGTCAACTGCATACTTCACTGGGCATCCGCCAACACGCATATCTTCAGTGATGGTGTATTGGTTGTTGCCTTTCTGGTTCTCCACCACATCGCCCGGTTTCACATTCAATTCTTTCAAGGTGCCGATTTCAGTCATGCCATTCATCCTTTTCATATGCGGCTTCTGATGCCAATTCTTCAATGTAATCTCGCACGTCTTGCGGCATGGCGTCAAGAGAAATATTGACTTCATCAATCGCAACACGGCTGATTTCGCTAACTTCCAAGTCCTTATACCGATCATAACGCGCATCAACACGCGCCGTGATCGTAACTGGAATTGTCACATATTGAACAGGCATACATCAACCCCAATTTATCAGCCTCACACACAAGCCAATCACGCTGCAACTGCCACGCCTTTTCATTCTTCACCATCTTAGGCTTATGATGACGCGCCCAAAGATATGCGTCCAGCTTGTCCAAGAATTTCAAGCGTTGGCTGGTGTAACAAGTCGGGCTAATATGCCAATCCAACTCATTCTCAATTGACCATTCATCAGCAACCGCATTGGCCGTGGTTTTATCACCATCATATGGAATATCACCGCTGGCAATCTCGCCAAGATCATGCGTCAGGCAAGCCCCAACCAATTCCCAATCACAAGGCCACAACTTCATGGCCAAGATTGCCATGCGCCCGCTATGGTATCCTACAGGATCAACCGTATGGCTCATGTGCGGATTAGTATGCCAGCGCTTAACCATAGTGGCGTGGTAGATGTGCATGTTAGACATTGAACAAGTCCCCGCTTTCACGTTCTGCCATTGCAAGATTATCCCCGGCTTGTTTTGCGTACTTCGTGTGGAGTTCGAACCCCAGATACCGACGCAACATCTTCAAAGCCTGATAACCAGTGCTGCCAATTCCATTAAATGGGTCCATCACTACATCTCCAGGTTTGCTATAAAGGCGCAGGCACTTGTCAATCGTATCCAATTGTAAAGGGCACACATGGCGTTCATCGTCTTGTGCCTTAGCGCTGCGCCACCCGTTCAACACTTTCCCTTGGTCAATACTCATCCACACAGGGCTTGCAAGTTTCTGCCATTCATAAACATCAAACTCAACATGCTTAATCAACTCAGACAAAAGCGCATCATCCGGCACTTCACTACACAAACCCTCGCGGCGCATGTTTTCAAGCCATTTACTGGCGATAGGTAGTGCAGCCTCAGTATCCCCCGGCGCAGCATGTTCAATCCGATCAGGATTATCGCCGTCCTTACGGAAAAAAAGCATATAGTCTGGCATCCCTACGCGGTTCATCGCGCTATCCTTGCGGATCTGCTTATACAGCAACCCCAAAGCCTTGGTGCGCTGCATCTCTACTACAGGGTCTTTCCAGATCGTAGTGCGGCCATGATAAATCAACCCTGCGTCAGTATGTGCCTTGATAAGATCACCGCTAAAATCCTGCAATCCGATTGCGCCATCTCGCCCCTTGCGCATCGGCAAGTCAGTGCAATGAACGCAAACAATCCGACCCGGCTTCATAACGCGCGTTAGTTGGTCAGCAAAGAACTTGTATTGGTTCATAAACTTTTGACCAGTGCCAGCGTTGCCCAAGTCGCGTTCGCTGTCCGAGTATACGAACAAGTCACCGAAAGGCGGACTAAACACCGCGCAATCTACGCTATCTTGAGGCATAGCAGCCATGCCTTCGATGCAGTCAGAGTTATGCAACACCCATCCGTTGCCTTGGTATTCAGGTTGTTTCATGCCGTCATATCCGTTTTGACCCACTCAGGAAACCATAGATCAAGTGGGCGGTCATATACAACCCGTCTTGCGCCTTCAACTTGTGCTTTTTTCATCGCCATAGCCATATTGAGTTTCATATCCTTGTGTTTCTCAGCCTTAACCGCAACAACATCCCAGATTGCTTTCTCAGTATCGGCAATCACCACATCGTTAACGACAGTCTGCGACTGTCCAAACCGATGCGAACGACGCTGCGCCTGATAGAATTGCTCATAACTGTAGCTAACGCTGGCAAAAACAGCATGGGCGCAGTGCTGATAGTTGACGCCGAAACCAGCCAGCTTAGGCTTTACGACCTGAACGCGATATTGTCCGTCAATAAACCCAAGGATCAGGTTTTCTTTCTGTTCCGGCGTCATTGATCCGACAATCTCACGCGCATCCGGGATCAACTTGGCGAGCAATGCGCTTTCTTCATTGCTTTCACACCATACAGTCACAGGTCTGTCATGCGTAGACAACTCAGCAGCAAATTCGCAACGTTGACGCATTGTCAGGCGCTTTTCAGCATGGAATGACGTTGCCGACAATTCAGGGATACGGAACAACATTCCATCCGTTGCAGTTGATCGGTCTGCCTGAATGGTATGCAGTCGAGTATCAATCTCTGGCAGGATGTATCCGGTATCATCGCCGCCAAGATCGCTTGGCAATGTAGCGCAACGCGACCATGACGCGACCCATTGCCAGAAGTCAGATTGAGCATGTCCTTTCAATCGCCAATCTTGGCTTGCTGTTGACGTATCATTGATAAACCACTTTGACAGCATTTCCTGTTGACGCATCACGTCAAGAAACTCAGCATGGTTGCCAAGTTCCATATGGTCATTCGGGCTAGGCGTTGCAGTTGCAGCAAGTTTGAACGGCGTATCATTGAACGCATCAATCATCATCGTGCGGGTTTTACCGTTGAACGATTTCAGGATTGACGATTCATCAAGGATTACTGCACCGAACGATGCAGGATCTAGCTTTGGCAACCGTTCATAGTTTGCCACCATGACGCCATTGCCGACTTGGCTTTGATCCTTGATCTGACGCGCATCAATACCAAACTTCTGGCCTTCCCGCACCATCTGCCCAGCCACGGCAAGCGGCGTCAGGATCAGGCTAGGCTTGCCAGTGTATTCGCTTGTCTGCCGTGCAAACTCCAATTCAATGTATGATTTTCCTAGTCCCGTGTCTAGAAAAGCCGCACTCTTTCCACGATTAAGCGCGAATTCAACTGCGGTTTTCTGATGCGATTTCATCATTGGTGCAATCGACGTTGGCGCAAAACCGCTATGCGATTGAGTAACTGCACGTCCTGCGATGAATTCGCGGTATTGTTGGATTGTTGTTGTCATTTCCGTTCCCAATAGCAATCGCAATTTTCATCTTTTCCTGGGTGTATCACGAACCAAGACTGAATATACTCATTAGGCTTTGTGCCGCTTTCAGGATTGCGGTAGCACGTTTTTCGCGCGGCGCATTTATCACTTGCGCACATTGTGATGTCAGGCATTATACAAACCTCCAACGGATGATGTCGTTTGCGTCGTTCTTGATTGTCCAATAAA